GAACCATCAACAAACGTTTTATTAATTCGTGCGTAGTGAAATCACCGCTAATTTTCCATCCAATAGCATTAAAAACATAATACAAAGGCGACAATAAAAATACATGCGGAACAGCAACGTTTTCATTTACTACAGTTACAGCCGAACTATCAACAACTCCAGTATTTAATAAAAATATAATTTCTTCAACATCATTAGTTCCAAAATTGTTGATGTGGTTTTTATAATTAAACCAAGCATCTGTATTTTCTAATCCAACTCCGTATTTATTTAACCAATAAATGGTTGGGAATTGAAATTTTACTTCTGGATATATTTGCCCAATCATGGATAGTTTTCCCAATATTGATTTCCTGCAATTATTTCGGAGCTATTTTCTGTAAACGGAACTGGAGAAGTTTCTCCTGGTATCACAGAAAGTGTTGGCATGTACTCTGCAATTTTTTTATTGATTATTGCAATAACATCAGAACCATACTTTAGGTTGCATTTTCTGAATTTTGGTAGAACAGTCAATTGTTGCAATTCTCCGTTGTATCGCACTCCGTTTTCTAAAATTATAACCGGAATGATTTTATTCTTTCTGATGGAAGTAATATCTGATGGTCCAAGTTCTTGTTTGGTATTATCATTTTCGATAACCAAAAAAGGAAATGAGCTGTGCGGAACCTTAAAATCGGAAGACAACGAATTGTTTTCTTTTTTTAAAGTAAGCGAATCCTTTTTGTATTCAATTTCGACACCCGATAAAGAGAAAATTTGTACTAATGCCATGGTTTATGGTGTGTAAGTTAAAATGTTAGAATAAACTGCTTCTGAATTGAAATAAGCTATCAATTGAATGTCGAACGAACCCAAAGGAACTATTCTCGTTTGTGGTGAAACTACGGTTGGAAATAAAGCAGGTGCAAACCAAGTTGAAGAAGAAGCTATTCTAACTCTAGAAAACACTTGAAACAAAGAGAAATTCGATTCGAAGGCACATTCATAATTGATTCTTCCAGTAGTTTTGGTAACTGACAATAAAGTTAGTACTGCATCTTCAATTGTGATGCTTCCGTTTACGTTTAAGTTGGAGAATGGCAAACCTGCTTTGAAAGTAAACACCAAATCTTCGGAGTAAATATTCAATCTTGATTTTAAGTTGGTGGCTTTTTTGGTGGCTGTATTTACTCGAACATAATTGCCATTGTTGTTGAAGTAACAATCAATAGAATTGGCCACTTCTTTCACGATTTCTTTTTCTCTAATAGACAAACCGCCTGTATTTATCGTGTACGTTCCATCTTCTTCTACTGCGTAAACGGCTGTTGAAGTATCGTATCTTTCATACGATTGTACTTTTAAACCAGAAACATCTTCGAAATCTCCATCAAAATAGGCTGGAATGTAGTAACCAAAGTTATTTTGGAAAACTACTTCTTTCACTTCGTAGTTTGGCAAACGCAGAACGTTGTAGAATTTTTCTGTGATGGTTGTTCCCACTTCTATTTTGGCACGCAAATATAAAACCGATGATATTACGGTAACTTCAGATAGTTTCAAAGTGTAGATATAGACTTTTTTTCCTGCGACATCTTCAATAGTTTGTGTATGCAAAATATTGTCTAAATCATCGTAGATAGTGACTTTTACATCTTCGGTTTCGGCATTGGCATAAAACGGAATTACGATGTTTCCGTCTTTTTTCATATTGGTATGCTCTGATTTTAACCCGAAAATATAAAGTTTGTCGCTGTCATTGAACAATTCTGATTTTACATTATACATTAAATAGAAATCTGGCAAAGTAACCGATTCCAGAACAGCATCGGTGTCGATGTCTAATTCTTCGATAATAATGGAAACTTTCTTTTTGAAATCAAGTTGCTCCAATAAACCTGTTGTGAATGTTCCTAAAAAATAAGGTTTGAAATAGGCATTGTACAAATACAATAAATCTTTGGTGGCGGTGAAATCATCTTTTCGGCTCCAACCTTGTTCATCAAAAAGGACATCATCAATGTAGATTTTTGCACGAAAATAACCAGTAGCATTGTCTGATGTAACGGTGATTTGTGTATTGTTTCCGTCTAATAAATAACGGTTTTCTGGTGGAAAGTTTATTACTTGTATCATTGTTTTTTTAGTAAAATTATAATGATACAGTGCTAAAAAATAGGACACTTCGACAAGCTCAGTGCAGGCTAAAAAAAAGAAAGCGGAGTATAAAACTCCGCTTTCATCTCAAAAGAATGTTTGACAACGCCTAAAATCAAAAATACCTTATTGAATATTTTTTAACACTTTTTAGGTTCACTAAGAATATTATTAGTGCACATTTTTTAGATTAAAATTGTGCATTAATTATATTCTTATTCCTCATTTTTTAAAATATTTTTGGAGGAATAAGAATATTTAAAAGTAATCGGACTGAACCTGTCCAGTTATTTGTAATTTTTATATATTTTTTTATTGTTTTTTTAAAGTAACTGTATAATTTAGTCCAGTTACTTTACTTAAATTATGGGAAATCCCATAATATTTTATAATTCAACCGAGGTGCTCAGCACCCCAACTGAGTTTCCACCTATAGGTGGAAACTTAATTTATGAATTAACGCTTTTTAGCGTCAATTCATTCTATTTGAACACGCAGATGTGCGTGATTAAAACATTTCTGGTTCTTTTACAATTTCCTTATCCATTGAAGAAAGTTGTTTTACGATTTGCTTTTTCCTTACTTCTAATTGTTGAATTTTTTGAAAAGTTTTATCGTTTTCTTTTAATGTATCTTTTAAATTAAAAATTTCTGTGTCGATTTTTCTTTTATCTAATAACAATTCTTTTCTGTTCGTAATTGTTCCATGAAAATGATTGTATAATAAATCATAACAAGTTTTTTTATATTCTATCAATTCAGGACTATCAGAACGTAAAGAAAATAACCATCCATAAATATATTTTTCAGGCAAACAAGTCATTTGTTTTGTCTGGTTTACAGATCCAATATCTTTTCTAAAAACAGTAGTCTGTAGTGCCTGCTCAGACACCACAGACCCTAAAATTGGGTCGTTTTTTGCTAATTCTCTAGATCTGCGAACATCAATATTTAATGCCTCACAAATTGGTTTTAAAGCAATCCAATAAACTCCATCAACATTAAGGAAAACAATATTTTTTCCGTTGAATTCTAAAAATTTTTCGTGTGTACTCATAAGATTTTGTTTTAAATATTTTTACAAATATAACATAATTAATTGATAATCAAATAGTTATGTAAATAAATTTAATCTTCGCCACAAATTAATTCTGGAATAGAAATGTCTTGTGGATTTCTATTTTTCTTTAAAGCAAGAATGTATTTAATAATTGAAGTAGTAACAATTAAAATATCACTGCGATATTCTGAATCTTCATCAGTGAGCGATGAACATAACTTTCTAGCGGTGTTAAGATTGCAAATAAATCTTCTTTTAAATTGTTGATTGAAACCTGTGCAGATTCTTTAGCTTGTGAAGTTGGTTCTGCGATTTTTTCTGCCTTTTGCATAATTAGAAATATAAGAAGGCAGTGCTGCAAAAGACTTACAAAACGAATTGTAGAATTTTCCAAGCCTCGCGGACACTGGAACACTGCCTAATATTATTAAATAAAATTTTGTTGTAGAAATCATGTTTTGTAATCTTTTGCATGGCAAACATACAAAAGTTTTTTTAATTACAAATAATTTTGATTTTATTTTTCAAAACTAACCAATTTTACCATTTTCAGAAGAAGAAGAAATATCATCCTTCATATCTTCTAGATTCTGAACGTCTTTATATCCAAAATATAAATTAGGTGCAATTGGATTTTCTAATCTATTCAATAATGCAGATAACAAACTATTCATTTGTGCCGTTTCATTATTTGCAGTTGGATTTGTAGCTATTGCTCCAGGTGTTGTTGCTCCGCCATCTACATAACGCTTCTAACCATCCAATTGTATTGGCAAATTGTGGATCTTGTGTCATTACTTCTGGAATAACATATTCGTTCTTGTGAACATATCCTGTTACAGGACCATATTCATCGTAACCTAATGCAGCTTTGTTTCCAGTATTTCCACCAAAAAAGAATTTAGTATTTGTGGTTTTTGGTGTTTTTACTGATGAAATTTGCTTTGCAGCAATTAAAACATTTCCAACAGCAACAGCAGTTCCAGCTACTTTAGCCGCAACATCAAATGGAGAAGGTAATGTAGAAGGTTGTTCCCAAATTCTAGCAACAGCTAAACCTTGCGATAATGCAACACTTGCTAAAGCTGCCGCTTTTCCTGCTGCAGTATTTTCACCCAACAAAGTAGCAATATTACCAAACAACGTTCCATATTCAGCCATTTTGGCGTCTCGTTCTGCACGTGCTATTTTAATTTTATCTTCGGCAGTTTTCGCTTCTAAATCTTTAGAAAGTGCTGCAAATTGTTGTTCTGTTAAAAATCCTTTTTGCTTTCTAGCTTGTAAATCTGCTAATTCTGTTTGATAATTTTGATCAGCTCTAATTCTTTGTGCTTCAAATTCAGTTTCGGCTTCAAGAAGTTTTATTTCATTATCTGCCAAAAGTTGTTCGGCTTTTTTGGCTTTTTCTTGTGCTTCAAATTCATTTTGTAACGCAGTCGTGTCCTGTTGAAATTGAAGCTCTAATTGTTGTTTTGTAGTTAAATATTCTAAATCCTTTGTACTTAATGCAAAACCTTGAGCCTGTTTTAATGCAATTAATTGCTCATTTGTTCCGAGTTCTAAACCTAATTGCTCTAGCTTTTTTTGCTTAATATTATCTAAACGCTTTGTTTCTTCATCAATTAGAGACTGTGTAAGCTCTCCGTTTTTATCGATTTTTGAACGATTGTTTACGATATAATAATCGAGTTCTGCCTTACCTAGAGCTATAATAGCATCCAAATACTCTTTTTCTTTTCGTAATTTTTCTTGACGTGCTTTTTCTTCGGCTGCTTTTTGTTTTGCGGCTGCATCTTCACGTGCTTTTTGTTCTGCTTTTAATGCATCGGCAGTTGCGCCACCGCCACCAGAACCCGAAGTTGGAGTTATTACTTTATTATTGGCAGTCGTTGTGGTTGTTACTTCGGCTTTTATTTTTACTTCTTTCGACTTGAAACCTTCAATTGATTTTTTTAGCTTGTCAACATCCAATCCGAGTGCTTCAAGAACTGGTGCGATGTTGTTTATAATTCCGATTAAAGCATCGAGAATTACGTTTTTCATTCTTCCAAAAGCATTAGAAACCGTATTGACTACATTTAGAAATCCGTTTTTCAACGCATCCAATGCACCTTTGAAATCGCCTTGGAATATTTTCTTGAAGAATTCGACAAAAGTTGAAACGATGTTTCCAATTAGTTTGAAATTGGTTTTTATCAATTCGAAGAAAATAGAGAATGTAGCTTTTGTAGTTTCCCAAGCATTTGAGAACACAACACCTACAAAGTCAATCAATGGCTGAATGTCTTTCTTTACATCTGAAATATATTCCAACATTGAAGCGAAAGCATCTACAGCAACGGCTTTGATTTTTGTCCAAACGTCTCCAAAATCTTTGATTTCAAATAACTCGGCTTGTGCCTTGTTCAATCGTTCATTGGCATCAACTAAACTTAAAGAAGCTTTGGCAGTTGCGTCTAATTCTCTTTTTGCCGATTGGCCTAATGCTTCAAATATCTTTTGTGCGCCACCAGCATCTTCTCCAGCACCTTTGAAAACATCTGCAGTTAATTGTGCATATTGCTGTTGTGAAAGATTGGATTCTTGCGCTTTTTGTGCAATAGCATCCAATGCTTGTTTGGTTGTGAGCTCTCCTGTTTTTACTTTGTTGAGAATATCATCTGAAAACGAAGCACCGAATGCATTTACTAATGCGTCACGTGTGGATTTGGTATTTTCTTTCAATGCCAAATCGGCTTCTTTCAAAGCATCTGGCAATTTATCTGAATAAATTCCTAGATCGTAACCTGTATTGATAACGTCTGAAAATTCTTTGGCAGAAAATCCAGCCTTTGCAAAGAATTCATCGTATTCACCAAGCGAATCAAGAAATTCGGCATTTTGTGCGCCACCAGAAGCCAAACCTTCGGCAATAATCTGATTGGCTTCGGACATTGAAATTCCGTAGGTTTTGGAAAGCGAATTGGCTTTTTCGGCAATTTCTTTGAAGTCTTTATCGAATGTTTCGGCAGTTGCGGAAACTTCGTCACGCACTTTGGAAATCTCGGAAGAATTAACACCTAAAGCACGAAGCTCGGAGTTCATTGCATTAAGTTCTTTGTTGAAATCGAAGATTGCTTTTGTTCCTGCAGCTATTCCTGCAATTACAGTTATTGCTGCACCAATTGGAGTTGCAATAAAAGCCAATGAAGCTTTTACCATCCCGCCAATTCCAGAAGTTATTGCGGAAATTCCATCTTTCGCACCTTGTAAATCTCCAGAAGCTAAGGAATCCCAAATGCCTGTAAGTGTGCCACGCAATCCGCCCGAAATTTCGTTGGCTTCTTGCATGGTTTTATTCGTTAAACCGAGTTCTTCTCTATATTGTGATTGACGTTGGCGCAAATCGTTCATGGTTTGTGCTAACTCTTTGGAATCTTTGTCGTAGGTTTCGGAATCAGTGTTTAGTAAACGTAAGCGATTACGCACTTGTGCCATTGCTCCTTCTACTCCTTTCAATGAGTTTTCTACTTCTTTTCCGTTTACGAAAATGGAAACTCTCCTGGTAACGTTATCTTTGCTCATTTCCGAAATTTATACGGTTTATAATTACTTCTGCTCTTTGGTTTCCGATGATATCGGCTAAATCTTCTACTGCTTTTCCGCTTTCTACTGCATCTACAATGAAGTCACGTGCTTTTAATCTGGCATTTACTCCGTTTGATTTTGTGCCTTCAAACCCAATGTGAAGGATTGGATAGATGTAGTACGGTGTGAAAATGGTAATTCGTTCTAGAAGATTGTTTTTGTAAAATGGTTTAACGGTTGACTTTAAAGCCAAACCTTCGCCTTTGTTGGTTTTACTGCGAATAGAAGAAAGAAGGTTGCGTTTTATTCGGTTGGCGAATTGCGTTCCTGCTTGTTTTTCTAACATAAATAAGTCTATTTCTCCAGCCATTTTGTATTTATTTATGGTAAAATTAGGCTTGGAGAATGGCAAAAAATAGGACACTTCGACAGGCTCACTGCAGGCGAATCTACTACGCTAAGTGCAGGCGAATCGACTATGCTAAGTGCAGGCATTTTTTCAAAACAAAAAACCACTCCGAAGAGTGGTTTAATGAAAATTAACTTAAAACAATTTACATGAAAAAAACCTATTTCAACATTTACCAGAATCAAATTTATATTGAAAGTGAATTTTAAAATAGGACACTTCGACTTTGTGTTCTATTTATGGTGTTGGCCATTCCCATTTTGTAGCATCGTAGCACATTGGTTCGTGGTTTTTTAATGTGTAAAGTACATTCCAACCGTACATGTTGTCGAGAATTGGTCCTACTTTCTGGATCTGAAAAGTATCGTTTTGAATCATTCCATAAAGCCATGATGATTTATCGTTGTGGCAATGCTTTAAATAGGCTGCAATATCTAGAGCAATATTTTCTAAATCATCAAGAACTTCTTCCTGCTTATCATAACTATCTGATTTACCAGCAAAATCTAATAACAGGAAAGAAATGTTTCTATCTGCAAAAGTGGTTGTTTTGTTTTGGTTTTCTCGCAAACTTAAGGAGTGACTTTCTAACATTAGCACTGGTGTTTGAATTCCAGAACGAAGCTTTCCAGTTAATTCGAGAACGTTAAATCTATAAAAACCTTTTATGTCTTTATTTGCAGTTGCAATTCCTTTATGAAACTGAACAATTTTACTATGTGTGGCGGTTCGTGTCATTTTGCTTTTGATTTTTGCTTGTTATATTCTTCGATGTCATCTTGGAACTGTTGCATGAATTTGTAAATATTGGTGCGTTCAATTGTAGGTAGTTTAGAAAGGTCGCCTTTTGCCATGGCTTGAATTACTTTTCCAAATCCTTTTCGTGTTCCGGTTTCTTTTTTGGTTGATTTTGGAAATGCTTTTTTGAATTTGGAAGCTATGTAATTTTTGCAACCGAAGTATGTCATTTCTGTAATTACCAAGGTTGCCATTGGAATTTTGGGATTGATTTGTTTTTCGAGTTTGTTTTTGTCGAATGGTTTTCGTTCTTCGGTTTCTGAATACAGGACATGAAATAAATAACTCAAATATTCTGGATTTTGGGTTTCTCTGTAGCGAATGTGTAAATCATCGGCCACAGCGAATTCTTCTGCATCTAGGTTTTGAATTCTATTTGCTGGAGCGAAATACTGTTTGTCGCCAACTTTAATGACTGGAACGAAATTGGTTCGAGTGATTGGTTTCAGTAAAAATTGGATGTAAACTTTCCACTCTGAATAAGGTACTTGTTTTAAAAACTGTCTGACATTGGCTTTTAATTTCAGTTGGAACCATTTAGCGTTTACTAAAATTTTTAAGAGTTTTATGTCTCGAATTAATGAAGGTTCTACGGTAGAAAATAGCAAGGCAATTCTTTCGAATTGCTTTTGATTGAGTTCGTTCCATGTGGTTGGTATGTTTAGATTAATCTTCATTGAAATCGTTTTTTACTTCTCTGATTATTTTTTGGTTTAAAAGAAATAGATCGGCTTCTACTTTACCAAGTTGCTGATAGAAATCGTTGGATGCCGAAGAAAGCATTTCGAGTTGACTTAATAAACTAGCGCGCTTTAATTGTAGGTTGTTTAGTTGTTCTTGATCGCTCATTTCTTTTTTCCTTTTATGTTGAAAATGCTAAAATCATATCCGATGTAGATGTTCTGTAAATTATCTACTGAAGCTCGGAATATACTTCCGTTTCTGTTTTGAATACCCAAATTGGCTTTAAAAATTGAATTGGATAAGGTTGTGTTGTTGCCATATTCAAAACCGCCAAGAAGACGGAAAACAACTTCTTTTTGTGCTGGCGTTTCAATGGTTTGTGGTTTAATGGTATAATCTAGTTTTAAACTTTGGATTTCACCACGAACCAATCCAGACGAAGTGGCTTTTAGTTTATCATCTTCGAATGTTTGATTGAATGATTTCACTTCAATGGCTTTATTATACAATGCTTTTTGCAAACTATCTGAAGCTTGATTGTAGAATTCTTGCAAAGCTTTGTTTTCTGAAATTAACTGATCTATTTGAGATTGCAGCAACTTTTCATTTCCAGATTCTTTGTAAACTATTTCATTCGTTCCTGGAATAGTGATGATGATTGGTTCTTGAATTGGTTTGACCGCTTCAAACTTTCCTTTTACTTCTTTGGTTTGAATGGTTTTTGCAACCGATGGTTGATTTGCAGAACAACCTTTCAACCATAAAAATAGTATAGCAATTAGCAATCCGACTGCTAATACTTTGCCTACGTCTAAAATATTGGTGTTTTTCATAATTTAAATTTTTGCTAGTTGAAAATGCATTCCGTCTTTTCGTTTCCAAGTTCCGCCCCAATCACATCCAGCATCAGTAAAACATTTTACAAAAGCTGCAGATAATTTTGGTGTTTGATTTAATTGGTTTTCTGCTTGATTTACATCTACTGCAATTGCCCAGCTGTGAAGTGATAAAGAAAGTAAAGCTCGTTTGGTTCTAATAATAAAGACACCATCCCAAGTTTTGAGTTCTTTTGTTAAACCTCTAGACATTAAATTTCTTAATGCTTTTTCTAGAACTGGTTTAAAATCTTTATTTAGGAAAATCTTTTTAGGAAACCCAATTGTTCCCAGAACTGAAAACCGAACATGATTAAAAGCCTGAAGAATATCTGCAGGAACTATCCAAAGTTCAAAGTGTTTACTTTGAGTTTCCAACAAATTTGGATCTCCGTATTTTTTGAGACATTGTGCTGATGTTACCATTTTATTCTTGAATTTCTGATTTAACTTCTTTATAAAACCCGATCATTTTTTTTACTCTTTCCCAAAGATTAAAACCGCATTTAGGTAAGTTTTCATGGAAAATAGAAAATCCTTCGTTTAAGCAGAATAAGAGTATTAATGCCGTTGGAATATTCATTTCGGCATTCATTATTGATTCGTACTTAATGTTTTTGATTGAGAATGTTTGTTGTAGTTTAAACATTACAATTGGAGTTGAACAATAGACAATTATCTTGACAAACATCTTTTTAAATTTGTCTGAAGAAAAACCTTCTCCTTTGCCAAAAAACCAACGCTCGGATTTGTTTTCTGATTTTCTCCAAGCGCAATAAGAACCATATAAACCAGTAACAAGGTCTCCAATGAAAAGCCATTTTAGTAGACTGACTGCACTCCAAAAATCTACAATTGGAGCTGTAATAATAACTGGCGTAACTGCTACAATTCCAACGATAGGTTTTGTGAACATTTCAATAAATAGTGTGAATTTCGGTAATGCGATTTGCATTGTGTCTTGAATGAATTGTTTCATTTTGTTTAAATTTATAAAGTTCCAGGAATCAAATCCGTGTTTGTTTTTATTTTAGATATACTATCGTTATCAGGTGCTACATAATCAGCATCTTTCAGCAACAAATCAGTATCAGCTTTTTTACTCAAAGTTGAAATATCGGTGTTTTCTAACGTATCTACTTTTGCTTTTATCAATGCACTTATACCTCCAGCTCTTTCAATATCAGCACGTATTGCAGCAACCAAGGCAATTTGGTCAATATTTTGATTTCCAATAGCACCTACAATAGCGTTGAGAATAGCTTGTCCGTCATTTTCATTTAATATGGCTTGTTCTACTGCAACAGCAATTGATTGTCTTTCGCCAGTAGTCAAAGCATAGCCTATTTTATCTTCTACTACTTTTGCAACTGTATTTAAGTTTGCACCTGTAAATACCAATTGATCAGTTTTAGATTTGATAGCTTCTAATCTACTAAACCAAAGACCATAAGTTGAATTATTATAATTATTTAAATTTTGAACATCTGTTTTGATACCTTGACTTGTTAATTCTTTTGCTACAAGTGTTAAATCAGTGTTTTCCAAACTATTAACCTTTGTTTTAATTGATTGATTTGTGCTTTCAAGTGCCATGGTACTTTGAATGCTTGCCAATAGTCCAGTTGTTCCCAAATCAATTACATTTTCTCCAAGTGCAATCACTACATCTTTATAAGCTGTAAATCCAATATCCATTTTTAAGAATATAGGACTTGCCCAAGCTCCTGCATATTTGAATTTGTATTCTCCTCTCCAAGTTGCCAAAGCATTTGTATTGTTGTTTCTATCTGTCGCAGTTGGATAGGCTGTATTGCTTGTAGAACCTGAGATATTTATTGAACTATCCAAGAAGTTAATCTCTGTATCTGTATAGGTTGTAATTGTAGAATTTGTAGGAGTTATAGTTACTATACCTGTTCCACTATTTGCTACTGTTCCTATCGTTGTATTTGTGATAGTTATAGAAGTTGCTGTATTTGTGTTATAAGTTAGTGTTCCTGTGATAACTACATTTGATAGGTTTGTAGGTGTTGCTTGTGTTACATTTCCGTTTACTGTGAGGTTTGAGATTGTTCCATTTGCTGTTCCGTTTGCTTGTAGTTTCTTAAACTTTGTTCCTGCTGTTAAAAATTCAAGCCCCACTACATTCATCGCAGTTACAAGAGTGTCTCCATTTGCTGTTACTGGCTGTGTGCTTATTGTCGGGTATTCTAGTTGTGCTTGAACATTTCTCGTCTTAAATATTTTCATCACATCATACAGGTCATCTAGTGTACTGTTGGCTGTTACTGTGATTGTGTTTGTTGTTGTGTTTACAGAGAATGACGATGCTAGTTTTGTGATAGCATTTGCTTCCGATAGGGTTACATTTTGGTCGTTTAACAACTCTGCATTTATTGATAAAACTCCAATTCCTTTTAAAGCTGTATTTGATAAACTACGATATTGATATTCATACCCCCAATTATGTATATCAAATAAATCTTCTCCTGCTACTGTTGTTTTTCCTCTATAATCAGTTTTTGTTCCTGTACTTGTTCCAAGAGATGTTTTAACTAAAGTTAAAATATTATTTATATTCGTAACACCATTTACAGAAGTTTGAATATAAACTCTGTCATTTACAAAATTTACTCCTTGATTATTTTCTCTCTGCCCGTTATTTACATCTTTGATAAAAGACACAATACCTTCTAATAATTGATTAGAAGTGTTTTTTAGGTTTAAGATTACATCCTTTGTAATTATTAAGTGGTCGTTATAATTTTGTAAAATAGTTGTACTTGTAGCAGAACCTCTAGCCGCATTTTTTAGTTGCCATTTAAGGTTGTTTGCAAATGGCAAAACATTACCTTGTCTTATATAATCATAATCTTCTATTATTAGACCTGTCAAACCTGGTGTAGTAGAACCGTGTAATCCAAGGTTTTGAGCGTTTATCAATTTTACATTTTTAAAAGAATTTGGCTTCACATTAAAATTAATTCCATTTTCTCTTAACGTAACATTTTCTATATTTCCAGTTGTACTCCCAAAAAACCTAGCGTTTTGATTATTTGTAGGTAATAATACAAATTCTCCAGCCTTAAAATTAGGTGTTCCGCCAATACTAACTCCTGCAACAACCTCCATCGTACCGCCATAATAATTAAATACACCGTTATTATTAAAAGCGTTTTCTCCACTCCAAGCAGCCGATGCTTTTCTTGAAGTTGTAAGCCAAACTCCAGTTGAATAATATTTCTCACTCCCCACTTCATATGCGATACCTACCGTTAATCTGCCTGTACTTGATACGTTAAAATTAGTAAAAGGAGCAGTTAATCCAAAAGCTATTTTTTCAAACAAGGGATTGATTGATAAATTACCAGTTATATTTATAGCGTTATTTGTAAAATAAGTGGTAATTAACCCGTCATTCCAAACTGTAACCCCTGCAATACCATTTAATCCTGCAAGAGATGTATCTGTCCCTGATTGTGTTATTGTTGAACCTGATAGTGTGAATGCCATATTATGAGTAGGTTATGTTAGTTAATAAATCCGCTGTGTATGACAATGTTTTTGTCAATTTTATTCCGTCTGGAGTGTTGCCACTTAAAACTATACTTGTCAGTTTCTCGCCTGTATAGTTTAGTGTTTTTGTGATAGTACCAGTAGGAAGTGTATAAACTATGCTTGTGAGTTTCCCACTTGTATAATTCAAAGTATAAGGATTTCCTTTAAGGTTTTTAGAAACTGTTTCAAAGGTTTCTCCTGCCTTTAAAATCTCATCAACCGTAATTGTTCCCCCTATACCTACACGCTCTGCGTAGATTATATCATCTTTTTGTGCACTCATTATGGTAATGCTGTTAATTGTGTAATACTAAATGAAACAACTTGCGTATTGCTATCTACATTTATAGGATTAGAAGCTGATGTCCCTCCTGCTACTGCTTTTACATGGCTGTCTGTTACCATTTGTGGGCTTGCCAATCCTGCATTTGTTGTAGTTGCAAGTGGGATGGTTGCATCTGTACCTGTGTCGCTTGTTACTATACCATTTGTAGCACTTGCTGTGTATGATAAATTAGTAATATTGTTTATTACTAAATCCATACTTTCTTGCTCTTGAATTTTGGTAGATACAATTGGAGAAATACTTGTAATTCTATAAATTGCCCAGCCAGTTGTAACAGTTGTATCTCCTGTAGCATCTGCAATGAAAACTCTGTCCCCTGCTTTTGCTGTTGCACCACCTACAAATGTCCCTGCTTGCATATTAGCATAGGTTGTAGCGGTTAAATCTTTTACTGCACCAACAAAGGTTGCAATTTGGTCTGCGGTCATTTTATATTGTACACCGCTTCTTTCTACTAAAAATAAATCTGAATTTTGTAATGCCATTTTTTTATTATTTAATTGTTAATATTTAAGGTAAAAGTGGTAAGCTGTTTATTTGTATATTTGATAATTGTCTTTCAATTCCATCATTGCCTAACTCCACTAGACCTTTTCCTTCTCTAAAAAATAGTTTCTTTACGTCCGCACTTGGTACTCCAACTGCTTGCCCTATTGGTGTTTGTTGAAAAGCATCTACTACTCCTGGTTGTCTAAGTATGCTATCAGGATAAAATATAATTTTAGGAGAACCACCCATAACTAATGCAAACGCCCAACTTGCCCATCTTTCTAAGAAAATATCAGTTTCTTGATTTCCACCCGAACCAAATTCAAATCGTGTAGATTTATTTCCATCTTTTAAGAATGAAGCTATTCTAAATAAAGGTTTTTCTTCCTGTTCTAAAAAAGCTTCGTAGTGTGAACCGATTACTTGACGAACTGATGCGGCTGTACCCGAAGGTTCGACTTCGAAACAACTTACTTCTGAGGTATATGCTTCATCATCTATAAATAAAATTCGTAGTTTAGGCTCATTGATACCTCCATTTACTATTCTACCAAATAAAAATTTTGGATTTTTGGTAATTCCAACTGTACCTTCTTTAGATAATATTAAAGCTTTTTCTTCATTATTTTTTGATCTAATTTCTATATTTCCAGTAATAGGGTCTGTGGTTCCGCTTAGTAACACTGCTCCAGTGTTATTAGCACTGCCAACAACAACCCACTTATCAATGTTATACATTAAAATCATTGTACCAGTTAAATCGCCAGCGGCAACAGGTGTATTATAATTTTTTACAATTGGCTCGTCACTTAAGGCGTTTAAATTCATTCTCGAAGCCCCAGTATTAGGATTTTCGAAAGTTACTAATATTTTTAAACCAGTAACTAGCTCTGTAACCTCTGGAACAGTTGCGTTATATTCATCAGTTCCGTAAGCAATTACTCCAGAAACTTTGTCTTCTTTGGTTGCGTCTGAAGATGGTGCAACGGCTTCGCCAATTGTTTCTCCAGAGATATTCCAAGTCGTTAGAATGATATTGTTATCTGGAGCAACAGGACGCAAAGCAATAGTATCACTTTCTAACCCTTGCTGTAGTTCTATTGTATTGGAAGTATTTAGTAAGGCGTTGTCAATTCTATTGAAACCCTCTGTTGCTTCGGCAATTGTTAGTTCAACTGGAGCAGTGTTTTGATAGGTTACTCCGTTAATCTTCCAGACGAAACCCACAGAAAAAGTAAAAACGTTATCTGCTCTAGTGATTGTACCTAATGACATAATAGTATTTGCGTTGGCAAATACTACTGGATCACATGAAAATGGATTGTTGCTTCCTGTTATACTCATGATGTAAATTTCTTAATTGTTGATGGTAAAAAAAACGACACTTCGACTACGCTCAGTACAGGCTATTTAAAGTCCGAAAACTCCTTTGGTGTTGTATGGTTCGTAACCTGGTAATGACTTGGAATTTTTTAATAATGGAAATTCGCATTGATTGAAATCGGCAGGATTAGCTTCGATAACTTCTGCTACCAATTTCAAATATTGTGTGCCGTTGTTTATTTCTTCTTCGGACAATGATTTTAATTGATCTACAGATTTTCCGTAGCTTGGATTTTCGCGTCTGCCGTCGTTCATGTTTTCGAAATCAATTCGCAAACCTCGTTCATCGAAAACGAATAAACCATTTTGTGAAACTTTGGCAACGGTAAAAGCTACGATTGCTTTTTGCAAAGCGACTTTGACCACTTTTTTATTATCGGTAACGATTGCTTTTAGTGCTGTAATTAGCTCTGGACATAAGAAAGTATGAATATATTGATCTTCTACTTTGCGGATTATTGGAATTAACGCCAAAAACGTTTGACGGCTGTCGAAAATATTGTAGTATTTCGAGAATGTTACTGCGTTGCTAACTAGCAATTCGTTGTTTAATGCGCTGTAATTTTCTGCATAATCAACAAATATTGTAGGATTTGCGTCTAAAACTGCCAAAAGTAAATCCATGCTTTCGTGACCAGCGCGAAGTAATTCTCTGCGGATGTCTTTTATTTGTCCCCAAGAAGCAGAAGTGCGGTTTTCTGAAGTGTTTACTGAAATTCCGTTACTGTCTAATTGTACTGCTAACAATGGCATAAAGATGTACATTCCGAAGTTGGCGATTGCAGAACGTAGGTGTTCGCGCGCTTCGTTTTTAATTACTGCGTTTTCTCCTGTTGCTTCTGCGTCAAGTTCGATGTGTAAGTTTCCAACATACTTGTGTGTGTAAGCATTTACGGCTTTCTGAATATAGGGTTCGAAGTCGGAAAACTCGAAGGATTGTGCAATGGAAACGTATTTTTTTAAATCGGAGTTGCTGGATAGTATCATGCTGTAACTGATTTTGAGCCTGTAGGATTTGCATCCAACGTTGTTAAGATTGTGTTTTCGAATGCTGCACGAATGGATGCATCCCAACCGTTGTATTGTGAAATGAAATCATACACTTCTAGTGTTGTTTCTCGGTTGGTTTTGAATAAAGCCGATAGTATTGTGAAGGCTTCACGTTTATCTGAACCCGAACCTGCTCCGAGTTTTCCGCCTGGTATTCCCGCACCAATCAAGGACGGATCTACACCAAGCGCGAAAAGAACTTCGGAGTTAGCGGCTTCTGCTTCCGGAAGGTACGAGCCATCTTTTAATTTGTCGTCAATAGCAGTGATTGTAACTGCTGAATATTCTTTTCCGTCTTCAATGAATTTCATTGATTGGATTGATTTTCCTGCGTTGTCGTTACCTGATAAACTTTCGTTTACTGCATCGACAACTTTTCTACGGATTTCAATTCTTTCGTCTGGTGAAAATTTTGTCCATTGTTCATTGTAGATTTTCTGGAAGTACAGTTCGTTAATTTCGACTAGGTATTTTATAGTCATTTGATTAGCGAAAAGCGATTTCTTTAACGCTGGAACTGAATTGGCTACTTCTAACCAACCACTTTCAACAACTGCGTGCCATTCTGATTTTGGGTACATCGCTTCGTCAATAAGCGGATAGAATACAGGACGAATGAATTTTTTGATATTATTGACTTTGCAATATTCTTTCACCTGGTCTGGTGACCAATAAGAATCAATTAAAGGAACTTCTTCAACATATTCAGAAGTGGTTGCAACGCTTTCTTTTCCGAATTTTTCAGAAATATAAACGTATTCAACTAGGTTGTTTTCTGGATTTGGTAACGAAAATCTACACCAAGCCGTTTTTTGTCTACGAACTTTATTGATAGTTTGAAAATTATCTGAAAGAATATATTCTGGAAAGGCGATTGAGAAATATTCTAGATCGGCAATTGTTTCTTTCCAGAAGCGGTTCATTTGCGATTTCAAAAAGAACGTTTGAATGTCTGGCACTTCGGTAAAATCTACCATTTTAGTTTCTTTTTTGCCTTCGTTTGAAACGTCACGAACTAAAACTAATCCGTTTCCGTAGTGTGCTTTACGAAGAAAACGCAAACCAGAAGAAGCAGAACCATTTGGACGCACTGCTTTTAAAATTTCTTGTGGGTAATTGTTCTTTGAACCCCAAGAAGCTATTTCTGCGGTTTTGTCTTTAACATCTACTTTTACAACTGTTACCGAAGAATCTAAATTGTCGGTTGTATTCTTAAAAGTATATGCTGCAGTTTCTCCGTTGGCTAATTTAGAAACCGCAATTTTGGTTCCGAAAAATTCAGTGGCATCGTTCATTAGTAAATGACTTTAGTATTGTTAATCGAAACGATGAAATCAATTCGAAGCTTTCTTAATTCTCCGTTTGGCAATTCAATGTTTCGAGTTCTATTTTTGTAATGGTTTGGTCTTTTTGCAGATAAATCGGCAGTAGCTTCTTCGGTTTCTTTAGTTTCTGGAAGGTACTTAACACCGTGATAGGCTTTAAGTTTTCCGCCTTGCTTCGTTTGTTCATTGAATGTTCTATATTCAATATCAAAAGAAACAAACATCCTATTTGCATCACGCAAATTGAAAATTTTTAGAGCTTCTGGCAATGTGATAAATCCGTTATCCATGATGTAAAATTCGGTTTTACGGCTAAAAAAAAATAGGACAGTGAAAAGCAATAGTAAAAAAGTACTTTTTAAGGTTATTATTCTAATTTTTAAACCTTTAAGAATTTGACAGTCAAAAGTTTACTTTAAAAAATGTAATTCTCTATTTTAATTTGTTGCGATTTGGCACGCCTGTCCCTAAAAAATTTTTCACTTTCCATTTTCGAAAATCTAGGAAATATGAATTTACTATCGTGAGATTCCGATTGTGTACTCGTTGGCGAAGCTAGTCACACCTTTAAACCTATCGTTGTACATGGTTACAATAGGAATGTCAAAGGCATCTGGAAGATGCGTTGCGTGTTGCTGTGGGAACGAACTGTTGCGCTCATCCTTCTTGTTCTTCTCTACACCAGATAAAGATTCCTTTGCTTCGGTTCGTTCCAATGCTATAATCAAATCGGGATTGTTTGATTCATTGATGCGTATCTTAGGCAGGTTGGGTTGGTTCTCCTTAAGCATAGCATTGAACAACAAATACTTATCATAGTGAGTTGCAGCCGAACCTTTGGACATGATGATGACTGTCCAGCCGTGAGTGTTAAGGATCTCACGCACTTGTTCAAACAAAGTCTTTGAACTGTTTGGCAGTCTGTTGTTTCCCACCATACAAGTATATGGTCTTATCCTGGTGTGGTCTGTAGTATGGTATAAACTGCTCAATGAATAGATCATCAAGAAGCTTTGGAGACTTCACCCACATAGACTTAAGCACTCGGTATTCATCTTCATGGGTTTGCGATACTACTAAACTATTGAACACACCAAAGTCTAGCGACACAATAAGCGGTTCGTTTGGGTTGATGTCGTTGTCTTGATTGCTATTGAAGTGTTCACGCATTACATCATCATTGCTGGTTTTAAACTTAGATGCATCTAATCCTTCCAGATAGGATGCGCTGTAGTCTGTGTAATAATGTTTCTCTGGGTTTAAGTTAGCATAGAAGCCATCAGTGATTTCTTTTGGCCTAATGTTTAGGATTTCGGCATCATAAATCAATTGGCTTGGTGCGTTCAATCGTGCTTCTTCAAACCATTCTTTACGTAAATAGGGATTGTTTAAAGCCGAACCTTTCTGAAAATAATACTTATCCGGATTCTTTTTAGCAATCAATTCCTTATCAACAAACCATTTTCCTTTCTTGGTTACTGGAGTTGATGAGTGCAGCTTCATCTGCTAATATTCCGTAGGAGTTTAAACCACGGCCACTATTGGGGTTGTCTAATGATACCAACTGAAAGATTGTACCATTAGAAAAGTGAATGATGTTATTCCAACCCATAGGACCAGAAGGCGGTTGAAACGGCATCTTATAACCAAAACGTTTGCCACATCTTCCCACCACAAAATCAACGTCCTGGTATATGCCAAACATTTCCAATCCTTCAATGGTAGACGGTAATGTTTTCGATAGTATTTGCGAGTAAGTAACACCAACCAATGCAATAGTAGCACGCGGAAGATTGACAACAAAGTCACGCATTTTCTTTCCTAATATGGTAGATTTTCCCCAACCACGACCAGCTTCAAGATACTTCTTTGGCTGTGGTGCTAAATTGCATCATCTGGAGACAAATCTATATCGGTTACATCAAGTTTGTTGAAATCAACAACACCTTTGGAAATCATTTTCATTAAGTTTTCAATAAGTTTTGGATCTACAGCCGTTTGAATTTCAACTTTTGCCAACTTCTCTGGATCAAAGCTTAATTCTTCGGCACCAAAATCACCATACTTGGCATACATATCCAATCCTTTGGCTTCGGCTTTCAAGTCGCCTTTCCTTTTGGCTCTTTGAATAAATTCACGAACCCATTCTTTCCAAATTGTTTTTTCAACTTCTTTGGATGTTTGATTGATATCACCAAACAATGAAGTTGCGTTGTTAATGTCCAAATACGCCTGTGCTTGACTTAATTGAAAATCCTTTTCAAGCATGTTGGCAATCTTATATTTCGGAAAACCTCGCAACATTAGATTGACTACCAAAACCCAACGTTGTCTAATATTAATGGAAAAGAATCAGGATTTACATAAAAAGCCTGAATTTTATCAAAAGTAGAATCACCTACTTTCACCATCATACTTCGTTTATCGCTAGCCATTTATCAATGCTTTAATTTTAAGTAAATCTTCTTCTTTAGAAATCAGTGTACTTTCTTGTTTAGTAATTGTGCGTTGCAATTTGTTTAATTCAATAACTCCAGAATTGTTTTCGAGCAGTTTTTTATTTTCTTCCAATCGCTTTTTCATTTTGGAAATACTGGCAAACAAGTATTGTTCCTGCTTCACTAAATTGGCTGGAGATAATTCGTCAAACTTTCCTTTGGCTTCTTTTGGAGCTACTTTGTGTGTTTTCCAATAGTCTAGCTTTTGCCAACACAAAGCGTTTTTCTTTTGCTTATTGGCAATCTGAATTTGAACTTCCAATGCCATTTTTTCTGATGATGCTGGTAATTCATTCAATTGTACTTTTAGTAAGCACATTTCTTTAAATAGTTGGTTGGCTTCAAGAAGAACCGGACGCAGTTCTTCTGGTAATTCGTGAAAGTAAAGTGCTTGTTTGGTTGTGTAGTTGGTTTGTTGTTGTTCAATATATTGCACAACTTCGTTTTTTGACAAATTTTGTCTAATTACTTCCTTATTTTCCGTTTTGGTACTTTTTGGTAACAAATTTCCGTTTTTGTCACTTTTTGCCGATTTTTCCGAATTATCAATTTTTGAAAGTTCGTACTTCAATTTTTCTTGAAGTTGTGGTGATTGCTTTTTCTGGAAGTTCTTAAGCAACATCTTGTTATGCGTTGGAAATGTAGCATACAACAAAACTCCTTCTTTGTAAGGAGTTCCATTAGCTTTCCATTGTTCTATTGCGTTCATTTAGCAAAGTTCAAGAAATGGAAAGCGTAAAAATAGGACATAAAAAAAGCGGACAATTGTCCGCTTATACTTTCCTCGTTCTGTCTCTCAAAATAAGTTAAAAAAATTAGTTTACTATTTTCAGAACGAGGTGTGACCAACGCCTAATTAGTCAATTTCTTTATATATTATAAATATACAATAAAAACCTAGTACTCAATAGTAATTTGCAACACATAAATATCATTTGGATCTATGTCTTGATCAATACCTACTATAGCTTTATGAATAAGCGTTTGCAAAACAAGAATATCATTGCGATACATATTGTCATTTGCAAATAAAGAACCTAGAATATCATAGGTTAATTTATCAAAACATTGCAAAAATTCTTTAGAAGATGTTTCTTCAAAAAATTCTTTTTTTAGATTAACTTTTTTAGCTTCATTGATGCTTTCAAGAAATGGACCTATAAAACGTTTAAAAAATACAACTTCACTTCTATAATAACTATCATCAGCATAATCAGATGATAAAAAATCATAAAACATTTTATCTAAAACAATTTGTGCTTCTTGCACTGTAATGTTCTGAAATAACGCTTCTTTGAAAGATAATAAACTCTTTTTTGTTTTTGTTGAAGTCGCTTTATTTGCTAAAGTTGGAGCTTCTTTTGTTACACTTTCTGACATGATATAAAAAATTAGGCGATGCTGTCAAGGTAGCATAACAATTAAGTAAGAACCCCAGAGCTGTTAGCTCTGACACCGCCATATTATTAATAAGATTTTTTGAGAAAGAATTCATAAGTTATGCTTTTTGACTCTGCAAACATA